ATGAAAGGAGGTTTCGTTTATGAAAGAAACCAAGCTACTTCAAAACGAGCTTGATATGATTCAAGCAAATAACGGATTAAAGATGTATCTGAGCGGCCTTTCAACAGGAAAGAACGCTACACCTAGATCTAATCTGTACAATCTTAAAGGTAAGACAGAAATCCTTGAGCCTGACGCAATTCTGAAGCGTTGGACATCAAAACTAGAAGTTCTCTCCAGCGGATCAGCCTTTGAAGAGAATGTGTTCCAGTTTGATTCTCATCAACTTGAGAAGTGGGGTCCGCAAGGCGAAGTCGCGCCTATTGACGAATTAATGGATGAAATAGTTGCACCTACATTCCTTCGTAGTAGTGCACATCCTAGCGCTTTTAAGGATAGCGACTGGCAGTTGGCTAAACGAAAAGTAGTCAAGCACTTGCATAACGCAGGTGCAAAAGGGCTAAGCCCCGTACCCCTGAAGCGCGTTATTGATGACATGCGCATTCGAGATACTCTCGAAAGTAATTCGGGTTGGCCTCTATTCACCAGGAGGCGCAAACCGGAAGTCATCGCACAGTCTATTCAGGAGGCTGAGAACGGGCTATGGAAAACGTATCCTGCCATAGCTTTATTCAGAAACTACAATCGCAAAACTCGATTGGTATGGATGTTTCCAATGAGTGCGAACCTGAAGGAAGGCTCCTTCTTCCAAGCGCTACAGAGCTGTTTGATGAGGTCAAACTATGCTCCAGCGCGTCAGTTTCTGAGTCCATGGACTGGTTTCGAAGCTGTTAGAGATCTCATGACCTCTACTTATGCGGCCGGAGACTTTGTGGCTGCTTCTGACTTTAGCAGTACCGATGCACATTTCCAGTTGGTTACCTCAATGGAAGTTTATGATGTTATTTCCCAATGCTTCCAGTCTAGGTATCGAGATGCGCTTAAGGAATCAATCCAGTACATGCACGAAATTCCATTAGTAGTAAGTTCAACTACTAAAATCGTCGGTGAGCATGGAGTGTCTTCGGGTTCAAATTGGACTAACTTCATTGAAACAATCTTTGATTGGATTCTCGCTGAATATGTTTCGATAAAGGGAGGCTATTCAGGACTCTATGCTATAGGAGATGATATGTCGTGGTATTCGAAATCCTATGACGAGAACTTCAATGGGCTTTTGGCGGAGCTCGGCGAAGCTGTGGGACAAGAGATTAAGGCGGAGAAAACAACCAATGACCCTGACAAAGTCAAATCTTTACAGCGCTTGTTCCAACGCGATTACGTCAGACCAGATGGTAAGATTCGAGCAGTGTATTCTACCGTTCGAGCACTAAAGTCGATCGTTTATCCCGAAAGGTTTCACAAGCCTGAAGTCTGGTCTAAAGACATGGAAGCGATCCGTGATTTCATGATTCTTGAAAATTGTGTTGATCACCCTTTGTTTGAAGAGTTCTGTCGCTTTGTGAGCGCAGGTGATCCTCATCTGAAAGAGTTCGCTAACTATAGCGTCTCGAAACAGAACCAATTACTCAGGCAGTCAAAACTTGTGCCTGGCTTGAATTCTACGTATAATCAGGAGAAAAGAGATTCGAGATTGTCAGAGTTCAGCAGTGTGAAATTCATTGCTTCACTCTAACAGCAAGGGGAACAGCT